AAAAGCTGTTGGAACAACACGTTCCAGTCCTCTGATTCAAAGTCAACACCGGCACAATGACCAATACGCTTCCAGTTAGCAAAGAAGTTCTTGACATAGGCACCAAAGTATTGCTTACAGAGGATAGTAAATTCAAAAGGCGGAACAGAAAGAAGACGAACAAGTTTGTTAGGCTTGAGCAGTTCATCCTTATAGGCAGTAACCCACAAGACCTCACAGTTGTCCGAGAGGTAAGAACGCTCAAAACGCTCAAAAGTATCATCAGCAAACTGAAAAGAATCGTCAACCCTTTTGATGAAATGGGTCTTATTCTTGCCGTGAATACAATGAGGATAGCCAGCAGAAGAATGAAGATTCATGTTGGTAAGAGAATCATCATTGATAGCCTGAAGCGGAGACAAAACAGAAGCGGGTGAATCAGGAACAACAGCACGGATGTACGAAAGTGAAAAGTCACGATGCTGTTGAGCACATGGAGCGACATAATCGCCGCCATAGCCCATAAAGCCAGTAACGAGAGGATCAAACTCATAGCGACGCATCGAAGGAGTCTTCTGGGAGTGTTCAGTCAAAATAGGCTCGTCACAAAATGGAGTAGGAACGAGCTTAGTACGAGAAGACACGAAAGGAGCCTCAGCAGCGGTAACATCACCAAGATAAGTAAGGTGATGAGCCGCACACTGTGTAAAACAAGTAGTATCAACAGAGGAAGTAGAGACAGGAAGCTGCATGTCCGGAAGGCTAGAAACAAACTCAGAAAACATCTCACGAGTAACTATAACAGCACCACAGTTGGTCTTAGTGGCGTCGCCATAAATGTGAACTCCAAGAATCTTTGCATTCACATATTTGTTGCAGTGAAAAACAGGCGCGCCACACCAGCCAGTCTGTGAGGGAACTCTGTAGCGCATGCCACAAAAAGCCTGTTGAACGATCTGAGTCTGCTCGGAATTGTAGTAGGCAATGGTCTCGGTATTAGCCTCAGCCATAGAAGAAGCCGTAGTAGGCGTCAAGACACCTCCAGCAACTTCACCAGCCACAATGACAACGTGCTGGTCACGCACAAGATACTCAAGATCACGCTCACGAACAAAGTGTTTAGCCATAGATGGGATGACAGCACAGGACATGCCGGCGTCAAAAACGACAACATCAGCGATGGTACCATCACGAGCAAGAGGGTGAAGCTTGGAACGCTCAAAACGAAGAGCATGCGGCACGACAGCAGCATTGACACCATTGCTACGGTAGACAAGAAGAGTGAGTTCACATTCGGAGTCCAAAAAATAACGGCCTTGAATACGAAACATATGCCGAGGTAGAAGATACTTGCCCTCGCCAAGATGAACGGCATTGGCAAAAATCTCTACACGCTTAGAGTTGGAGTGAGCATCAAAGTCAGAGTAGGTGAGACGGAGAATAGCGAAACAGCTCTTATACTTAGCCACAAGATCAACAGGAGGCAACATGTCACCACTCTGAGCAACACGAGCAGGCATAGAAGCAATGTTGCGTGGAACACAAGCATTAACTTCATTCTCCTTCATGGCCTCGACAGGATGTGCTTGCACGCGTTTCTGAACACGACGCGCAAGTCTTTCATCACGAGACTGAGCTGCAAGCTCACGAACTTCAGATTCAGCAAGAAAATGTGAAACACAAGGCGCAGGACAGTGAGAGAGAACAGCAAAAGCATCGTCCACGGTCATAGGCTCACTCTCAGCACGAGAGTCAACGGTGACAGAAACACCGGCGGCTCGCGCAAGATTCAAAACGGCAACTTGTTCACGAAAAGCAAGCTCACGATAG